GGCTTCCCATTCAGCCTGGCGCCTCTCCAGTAAAGCCTTGGACTCCATCTCAGATTCTTCTTTGGCCTTTACTGCATCCTCAGCAGCTTTGGCATCAGCCGCAGCCTTCTTCTCAGCTTCCTTAGCCGCTTTTTCCCGCTCAGCTTTTTCAGCCTTTAAGGCATCAAGCTCAGCCATGCGCTTCGCTTGCTCAGCGTAAAGCTTGTCTTTTTCCTGCTTACGAATAGCTTCTACCTCATCGGCAGAAAAAACTCGGGCCGACTTCTTAGCAGGAGGATCAGCAGGAACCTCAACAAAGGTCCCTTCAGGAAGCTCTTCCTCCTCCGTACCAGCGGCAGGAGGGGCGGGCGGATCTTCTACTTCAGTATCTCCATCCCCGCCACGAACGACAGGAAGAATCTTGCCATCGGCAAAAGACCAAAACCATTTACCACCACGATTAATTACTGTATAGCTCATAGCTTCCTCAATTCTACTTAGGGTCTCAATCGTCACTATTTGGATTGCGTCTCTGCGGTATTTTTGTTCCGGCTGCTAAAGTAGTTATCTCGTTTAAAATTTCGTTTGGATCTAGTGATTCAGGGAACGGCATACCAGGAAGAGAAGCGCCAGGCTGTGGCTTCGAATCATTTGTCGGCTTATTCTGACTTGCATTTCCTCCTGAAGCAGCACCATTAGCTCCATCAGCCCCCGGACCCGGCGCAGGAGGCCCCATTGAGCCGTCTGGACCGACCGGAAGACCTGTCGCCATAGAAATAGCAGCGGCAATAGAGGCCTGAATTAAAGTCTTGACGCCCTGCTCTTTAATGTCCTGCACTTGTTCGTCAAAAAGCTCCTGCAGCTTTTCATCCGGAAACTCTTCCCCGAGATCCCGAAGAGCACCACGGCGAGACTCAAGGCCGAGCAGCATCTTGGCCTGAATCTCATTCAGCTTGATCAGCTTGTCTACCGGAAGCGGAGGCTGGAAGTGGGCAATCGACTGATAGGTAATCGGGTCCGTAGGATCAAGCCGATCTAATTGCCCTTCTTGTAAAGGCACATCGACTGTTGGGTTATAAAGGAAAGACTCCGGATCTTTAAGGGCCAGGGTCTTCATAATCAGCCGATTGATTTTCTCAAAGCCCCATCCATACTGAGTCTTTTTCAGGGTAAAGCGATTAACCAACGGCTGATACATAATCGACAGGGCCACACCAGAGGTATTCGAAACAGGCATTCCCTGGCCTAATGCAGAGACCGGAACACCCGTCATCTCATGCATCGATTGCTTTAATACTTCAAGATATTTCAGTGGCCCATCGAGGTTATCGCTTAGCTCAAGGTTTTCTACCTTAGCGTCCTTGGGAAGTCCACCCCATACTTTACGGGGTCCTTTTTCAAGATTATTAGCCTTCGCCCCGATAATAACCGTAACCGGGGAGGCGTGATAATTGATAATATCTGAGATATCCGTGGCCTTCTCATTGTATTCTCGGTTCAAACCAATAATATCCCCAATATCTGATAGGCCCCACGGAGAGGAGGGGACCGGTATATTGGGGATAGATACAATAGGAATTTCACCTAATGGGTTAGGCCTGGAATCAATAAGCTCATCATTAATATATTCCTCAATGGCATCATCGGTAATTAACTCGACGTAAGTAAATACCTGACGAGTACCTTCCAATGCTGTTCCCCAAAATCGATACTTCAGCTTGAACCTAATCATTCTGGAACGGTCATGGGGGTGCCATTCCGGAAAACAGAAGGAAGGATTAAGGGGAAGAATACGGACCCGTCCTTCATGTAATTGCCCCGCAGGATCTACATAAGGATCTTCATAAGCGACCTTGACAAAGACATCCCCAGCTACCGAGCCGGTCTGCCCAATTTCCCAAAGCAGAGAGGCCTTGTGGTTGTCTTTCTCCCAAACTCTCTGTAAAAGCGTAGGGACAATAGCTTCGGTTTCTTTAGGCGAACGGAAAGAAACCCCTTGACCAAAAGTAAAGTTCGTCAAAAAATCAGAAAAGGCACGGGCGTAATTAAAGGTAAGCTGCGGCTCGCCCAATTCCCGCATATACCCCCTTAGTCACCAGTGATGACCGAGATAGAAAGCCCAATTCTGGGCATACCTGTTAAGTCGGGGGCCATGAACTTCAAAACTCCTCATCTGCTAACTCAACTAATCCAAGCGGACTAATTGCGATAGTTAAATCAGACGAGGCAGCACGAAATGAAGGACTCCGAAAATCGATCGACACTGTTTAATCACCCCCTTTAATCTGAGCCTTTATAGCCTCAGCGTCAGGCTGCTCAGAGGGCGCTTCAATCAAATACGTAATAGCTCGGCGTAAGTAATTCGGGTTTTCCCGAAAATGCCCTACACCTACATTACAAAGACGGCAAAGTAAACCACGTACTTGCCCAGTCTTTGCGCTGTGGTCTACGTGAGGTTGTTCATCGCCAAAAGACTCAAGGCAAATTGCACAACGCCCATGTTGGGCATCGTACATATCTTCCCAATCCTGAAGACTAATTCCATAAGTAGATCGCAAAGCGGTATCTTTAACATACCGCTTCCATCCTTCAGGATCAGCGGCCTTACGAGCAGCACGCCAAGCCTTTAGCTTCTTATGTGCGGCCTCAGGATCAGCAGCGTAGCTATCTCGGTCTCTTTGCCGATAACAGCCCTTACACCAGGCCTGTAGGCCGTCTACTGATGAAGCCTGCTTGTAAAACTCCTCAAGAGGCTTTAGCTGACGGCATTTAGAACAAAGCTTCATGCCGTCCATCTTACCCACTATCAATACAGGACTGAATAGTAATAGTAGGGGTGCCCGTAGAATAAAGACTAATTGATTGTGCCGTTTCCTCAGGGTTAAATTGGCTCTGAGGAATAGGCCACGGATCAGCCGCAACAGTAATGGACTTGCCCGCTACTCCAACCAAACAATAACTTCCGATTGCTGTAACCGAAGCCGCTGTTACAGATGGAGTAGAGCCGTCCAAAGTAATATACGTATCTGCTGCACCTGTACTGTGCATGACAAACGTAAAATTAGACGCAGGAGCCATTGCCACTACCGCAGTAGCGCTGGCAGTAAGCGTCACTGTTTTAGCGTTATGCGACGGGCTAGCCATTAAGCACTCTCACTCAATCCTAATTCTTCCCACGTCATAGGAATTAGTAAATCTACTCTCAATTCATCTATATCTATAGGCTCTAGCTTAAGGGGAAGTCCTTTATGCACTTCATCCCAGTGTTTGTGCAGCGTTTCGTGATACGCCACATCATCGTGAGTCAAAGGAGTAGGGCATTCTCCTACCTTTGACTTACATTCAAGGCAGTAAAAAACAACCATGATTAATCCCGAACGGCGTTGGGCGGCTCAAGTTCATAACGTCCACCAGAGCGCTGCACCATCTCGTAGCGGACCTCGGCAAGCTCAGTGTGAGCGCCATGAGCAAATTCGGCCAAATGCGGAGGAGAGTCAACCCAAGACGCAGAACCAACATGCGCCCGCTCGGCCATCGTCTCATTAGCGTGCTTGTACTGCACGTCCGGATTGACGTGGTTATAGTGCCCCGGCGCAGAAATCTGACCCTCCATCATCCCCCGCTGAAAATCAGAGGGGACATCGGTGTCGGTTGCCATCCCCTCTTCAAAGCGAAGCGGACCACGATTACCGGGCTGGTTTGGTCCGAACTTCTCTTCGTAGGTATTGGGGGTCTGCTCTGGAAATCTCGGTGCAGGCGCAAGGCCCATTTCAAATCCTCCTGATCAGGGATCAAACCAGCATCCCTCTAGATCAGGTCAGATAAGAAGTCATCCCCGAGGTTTTGAGCCACCTGGCAGTTTAGAAGCATAATCCACTAACTCATGAAATTCCTGTGGAGAAGTAACGGTTTTCCATGTTCTACGCCCTTGAGAATTAACATCAGTATTTGGCGTTCCTTCTGGGTATTCATGGAATGAAGCTCTACGGGTAGCTGCCTGTCCACCACCACCCGGAATATAAATGGCGTTTCCCCCACCTTTCAAATAGGCATTAACCGTAGGCTCATGAGTTAAAACAGTTGGCCCCATAACATGGCCGGATTGACCTTTAGGCTGATCCTCAGCATCATTTAATAAATGCGCCCGGATAGTCCATCCACTTTCGGTAGGCACCCGAATAGAATGAATAGTACTTCCGCCGCCTGCCCCTTCAGGCACCGACTTAGACGTAACTTGAGCTAGGGGGTAAGGCTTTCCACCTACATGAAGCTTTCCTTCATGGACCTCGAAATTGCGTTCCCCGAATTGGTCTTGATTAAGATTACGGTTTAGGCCCATGTGGCTCTCGCTTCATATAGGTGAAGTCTTTACCAATTATACCAACTGGCACAGGGTCCTTTTCAGACTGAAATCCAAACTTATGGTAAAGACCTTGTGCAGGTTTATTATTCGGGGAAACATGCAAAGACAAAGAGGACTGGGCTAAATCAGCTAGACCCGTTATCTTGCCCATTAACTGAGATCCCCCGCCTTCGTGGCGATGTTCATGGTTCACCAGCATATTACTAATATAATGACCACCATCATAACGGCCTAATCGAGCCGATGCGCTAATAGGACGGGGCAAACTGCTTTGGGTTAAGATTGCTATTTATCCCCATCCGGGGGAATATCCTTTACTAGGCTTCTTTCCCTTACGGACTAGCTTAATAGAATCCGGAGGGATTGGTTTTTCTGAATAGTGAAATCCCCAGTAGTTATCGTGGTCATCGGGATCGTGCTGAAGATCTACCTTATTTGTATCCACCGCATAAATATCCATTGTGGAATGCGATACATGCTCTCTCGGTCCTAGATAAACACCAACCGGAGTATTTTCTTTAGGAATCCCCGATCCTTTAGCTGAAGCACGCTGAGGGTCTTTCGGCAGTAGGCCTTGGGTCCTAATCGAGCTACGGTTTCGGGGAGGAGAGTGGTGATAAAGGTACTTCCCGATAGTTCCTTCATAAGGTTGCTCAAATTGCGGATTAGGTCGAGGCTCCTGATAAGGCCCCTTCTTGGTAGGAATCCCACTCACATCAAACAGCCGAAGTTGTTGTGGTTTAAATTGTCGCTGGTTTAAATTAGCGTTCATCCCCACTTTCGCCTGCTCTTTCCATCTTTCGAGCAGTAGGCCGAATGCTGGCCGGGGCAGGCGTTGCACTCTCCACAATGCTGGGTCTGGACCCGCCCGCAGTTAGCGCACTTCGGCCCTGAGGGGCGGCGCTTTTTCGGAAACTGCTCGGCGTTTAGGGGTTCCATACCCCGAGGCTACCAACTTGACAACTTGGCTCTGGCTTCATATCATCTCGGCCCATGCACGATTACTAGGTTCCAAAATTGTATGTTGTCACCCACAAGGGTTTAAGCCCTGGGGCACAGGCAACGCAATCCTGTCACTCAGCTTTTCTCTTCGCCTATGAGCACCCCAAGCTCATGGAGGACTGGCACAGAGAGTCGAGCTACTTGGTGCTCCTCTCAGTACCAGATGAAAATGAATTAAACGCTCTACAAGCCCGTATCGAGGCTCTCGATCATCCTTATTCGGCTTATCATGAGCCGGATTTCGATGGAGCGCTCACGGCGCTTTCTATTGCTCCATCCCCAGTTATTCAGCGTCTTTTGTCGGCCTACCCGCTCACTGGTAAAGAGCCGGTTATGACCTAAAAGCCTGGGGAGGACGGTGAAAGGCCGAGAACTAGGGTTCAACCCCCTGGCTCCCCACCAAGCCCCCACTGGTATCCAAGCCAGCATTGTCACTGCAAGGGACTAGGGGGCGCTACGCCTCCGTTGATTTGTCGGAAACGATCAGCAGGCCTCTAAATCCTGTAGTCGGGAGTTCGAATCTCCCCGGAGGCTCTACGGTCCTCAAGTGTTGCTAGTGCGACATACCCGCCTCTAAATCGGGAGAGCAGGGTTCGAATCCCTGGGGGACCGCTAAAATAAAAACAGGGCCGGAAGATGATGCGAAGCTCAGCCTTCCTAAGAAAGCCTACCCCCGGTTAACCCGGCATCTTCCGACCCTGTTGGCCCTTACTCAGCAGCTACAGCTTAGCCGCCCGTTCCACCACCAGTGTCATACTTACCCGAAGAGCGCAGCGCCTTAGTACCCATTGAATTTGAAGTATACGACGCCACGGTCCCTGCATAAGTGTTGGAATTAAAGCTCTGCGTAGTAGCTGCAGCTACCGCAAAATCAGCCGCCTGCAGCCATGCATCGTTTCCACCCTGGAACACTACCGTCCAACCCTTGGCCTGCTTTTCCTCAATCATCGCCCGAATTTCTGAAGGCGTAAATTGATGCGAAGAATTCTCATAGCCATCAGTCTGCACAGTAAGCAGAACATTGCCGGTGAATTCAGGATGGTTCTTCAACCACTCTTCCCCACCTTTAATTGAGATTCCAATAGCATCCCGAAGGGCCGTACCACCCCGCACAAAATACGGATTCTTGCATCCGGCGTACTCGCCATGCTGCATCTGCAACGGGGTAAATGGAACCATCTTTGGCAGCTTCTTGGCCTCATGAGCCACAAACCGAACATCGAATTCCGTGTCAAAAAGCGTCAGAGACACCAGGCACTTCCCTGGCATATTCGACTGCTCTTTAATGTAGTCGTTAAACCCATCAGACACGGCGGCTTCCATCCCGCCCATCGACCCACTCATATCAATCACATACATGATAAGAATATCAGGTGAGACCTCAGGCTTCTTCGCTGCAGGAGTCTTCTTTGCTGCTGGCTTCTTAGCTGCAGGAGCAGCCTTTTTCTCGGCAACTTTGGCAGTCATAGCTTTCACTTTCCGGCCAAGGCGTTAATTGCCGCCGAGACCCTAGGGGACGTATTAGATACAGTGATATAAACAGGGGGAGGGCAAGTACCTATAGGTTGCACGTAATAAGGGTAAATCGGGTAACGGTGATAGTGATAGCAATTACAGTGACAATGGCAGCACCCACAACAGGAGCAGTGCCCATGACATCTACACATTCTTTTCCTTCCCCGCCAACTTTGAAATGGCGTCTGAGATAGCAGTATTAACCACAGCCGTTAACGTCGTATTTACTGGAGTATTCATCGACACGGTTGAGGCATAGGCAACCCGAGACGCATTAAGCACATCGGTAGGAGTTACTCCGGTTGAAGTAGCAAGAAAGTTATTCTCAAGAGTTTCTGAAATTAAGCTATTCATACTTGTATTTGACAATGTAGCTGCATCGGAAACAGCGTTATACAACTTTGCATTCAACCGAACATAAATCCCTTTCGGGGCCTCTGTTGGTGTTCGCTTCGGTGCCATGCTCCTGATGCTAGCACTGCTAGCATTATCTGTCAAGAGAGACCTGCCAATTTGTAGAGCACTAAGGACCCGGCCACGGCCACGTTCAAGCTCGACCCCTCCCCCAACATCGGGATCTCCACGACCTCATCGATCAGGCCCCAGATATCCTCAGGTATACCGTTGTGTTCATGGCCGAGGAGCATCACCGTCTGTTCTCGGGCCATCTCCACATCCCGAAGAGATTTAGCTCCATCAGCAAGTTCTACGCCGATAACTTTAGCTCCATTAGCCTTTAGAACCTGCAACCAGTGTTCCCAGTTATAAGTCCAGTGAACACAGCCTGAAAGCGTACGGCCCTTCTGGAGCGCTCGCCGAAAATGCGGCGTCCGAGGGAGGACCATACAAGCCCCGGCAGCGTCACAGGTCCGAAGAAGCGTCCCAAGGTTTTCAGTGTAAGCAGTCCAAAATGGTGCCACATAGATATGGTCCCAGCATGAATGCCGAGGTCCATTCTTCGTTTT